CGTTCTCAACGTACCAGAGGGAACGGTTGACGCGCATGATATCCTCATTGGCATTGCAATGGGGCTTCTTGAACCCGCCTGCAACGTACCTGTCCAATGCGTCGTGATGCAGATGGAATTTCTTGATAATACGTTCCTTCGACATGCGAACGGTACGACCAGACAACCAACGGACGGCATAGTGCTCGCCCTTGTAAACAATGGTACACGGACGGTTTTGAATGGTAACTTCTGTAAATCCCTTCATTTTGAAAACCCCTTTCAGATAACTTAATTAGCACCATGGAATCTACAAGGTTTTGCGCTTGTAGATTCTAGCTGTCAATTAAGCAACAAAGTAATCGACGGGAAAGAATGGGTCATCCTTGAGTCCCTTTTTCTTCCAAGCGGCCTGCACGGCTGCCAATGGATCCATACCAACCTCATAGGTAACATCACTAGCACGGCACTCAGCGACAAGGGCTTTTCTGTCTTCTTCAAAGTAACTACCATTCTTGCACCAAAACACATACGTAACATCAAGCATCGCCTTGACGCTTTCAGCCATATCGACGAGAACGTCTTTTTTCTCGTCATCTGGCATAGTACTGATGAAGAACATGGCTTTTTCAACGACTTCACGAGCTTCACGGCTCGTGATCTTGCCTTCTGTCAGCCAGAGACGGTTGTTGTTTAATTCTGTGTAAAGATCCAGCTCTTTCTTCATGACAAATCACTCCTAATTTGATATAATAGAGTTAGTATTATATTATTTGTTTGTCTTACTTCTTTGTCTCTCTCTTTATCTTTAACTAAAGTATACTACAAAAAACGTTGTACTGCACATCGTAAAATGTTGTATTTACTACGAAAATCGTTGTTATACTTCAAATATCTCGCAAATGCTCTTTATATCGCAGTATTTCAAAAAGGCTTCAAAACAGATGTACAGTATGAATAGACACATAACATATCAATAAGTATACAATACATACATGTATAGTATGTAATAGGGGATGTATAATACAATGTTAAGTACAAGAATAAAACACTTAATAACAGATAATGGTTATTCATTAAAATCTTTTGGAGAAGAATATAACAGACAATATAACACTAGGTACAATCAGCAGTCATTTAATCGAAAAATTAATGAAGGTAGTATAAGAGCTAATGAGATTGACAATATCCTGGATATTCTAGGATATGAGATTGTTTTCCGACGCAAGCGCGATGTGGATCAATGAATTTGTTTTTCTAAATTCAATTTGATTAAATGGATTTATGCAGCGGAATGGATCAATGGCAGCCAATGAAATTCCAATGTAAGTAATTAGTTTACAATAAGACTCTAGTGCAGGGCAATGAAATTCCAATGTAAGGCACTGGATTACAATGAATATCTAGTGTAGGGCAATGAGATTGCAATGAGATTGTATAGATATACATTGAATGTATAAGAATGCATTCTGATTGACGCGCGTTCTATACCACTGATATATGAATGGTTATTCATATGTTATCAACGGACAGCCATTAACTCGAACAGCAGCGCATTGTTGTAGTCATCGGAATTACAATGTATATCAATGTCATTCAATGAGATACGTTATCATATTATGTTGTCATCAGAATATACATGTGATAACATATAGTAATATGATGTTAAGAATGGCTATATATAAGGGATTCGCGAGAATCACATTGAATTGTACACTAGACGCGGACATGGTGGGTGCTTTTGCGTGTACCAATATGGGAAACGTTCTCAGTAAAATCGCCCGCATAGTCACAGCACAAACCGCGCACCTCAGTGGAAATTTTACGCATCTCTGCGGAAATCCCATGATTTCAGTGAAATACACCGCAAACCCTTACGCCACAAGGGTTTATCGAGGGTGAAACAAGGGAATCCATTGCCATAACACCGTAGAATCGCCGTAAAGCCTTGTAAATCAACGGTTTGAGCATGGTGATACAGGTGATACCTAAATGAGCATACACGGCATTGTAGAGGTTTGAAAAAATTTTTTGTATTTTTTTTGAGATTTACCGAACAAATACCCCCATTTTTCGACATTATATATAGAGGGGTAATTTTATTGACCTCATTGTCACTCGTTGACAGCGTGACTGTTCTCTCAATCTGGACAGGGTGGAACCGCCGTACACTGGTATCAGGTACACAGGAATGAGCCTTGTCTTTTCTCTTTTCTTTCCCTTGGAAGATGTTGACATCTCCCAGAATATTCCTTGCCTGACTGTAGGAAGTCGGGCTATTTCCTCTTTACCTGCATGGTGCAAATCAGAGTCATGCATTGGAACCTTCACGGCGGCAGTGACAGGGTAAAGAGAAAAGAAAGGGAAGTCGTGGGGGAAAATATACCCTTTTGGGGTTATAGGGGAGACCATAGAGATACTATAGAATACATTGAATCTCTGTAAACAGACCTTTAGAAGATTCACTTCGTGAATCATTTGCTTCGCAAATAATATAAACAGACAGACAATGAGAGTACATAGTAATACATTGAGTATCCATTGAGTGTCTATAGAATACATTGATACCAACGATAGAACCTTAGATAGTAACCATAGTTCCTCCGTTGATAACAATGATAGACATAGGGTTAATGAGTAAGCAATGTGAGTGCAATGATGGTTCCAAACCTTCCCTTGATTAAATAGATTCACTTGCTTTAGCAAGTATTTGCGATAGCAAATCAGAACACTGTATAAACCATGTGTCCATTGATAAGACTATACTCTTTCAATCAAATCATTGAATGACGTTAGAAGAACTATGGATGTATTTCATAGGTTTTAACAATAGAATACAATAATATCCATTGATACACATAGTATATACAATGTATATACTATAGATGTACCAAGGTAAGACCATAGGATGTCTCTGAAATGGGATACTATGGTCTTTTTTATTTGCAGGAGGACAAGACATGAATGACAAAGAAATTCCGCTGTTCAACAAGGATCGTGACAGGTTTTACAAAAGGATGTCCAATGAACAACATGTGATGTTCGATAGCATCCTTGAGGTTCCATTTACGTTTGTGGAAGCCAAGGCTGGTTCTGGTAAAACAACCGTTGCATTTGCTGCGGGGGTTGATATGCTCGCCAATGGAGTTATCAGTAAAATCATCTATATCATCAAACCATCAAAACGCAGCTATGCCAACGGATATTTACCGGGAGACCTTGAGCAGAAAACAGCGCAGTTATATTATGCTGCATACGATGCACTGGAAGTCCTTGGCTTTTCACAGAGAGATATTCAGGCACTCGTCAATACAGAACAGGTCATGCTTATTACAGACAATAACCTTCGCGGCGTAAACCTCATGGATTGCCTTGTTATCATCGACGAAGGACAGAATATGGGCGTGAGTGACCTGCGTCTTGTCCTGACGCGCATTCATGATGATTCTAAATGTGTGTTATTAGGTGATTCCCGTCAGAGTGACAATCCAGGCGACAAGGAACATTGCTTTGTCGACTATGGCAATTACATGGTTGAACACATTGGACGTAAGGTTGAGCTGACACGGAACTTCCGTGGAAGGTTGTCGAGGATTGCAGAAGAATATGAACCATAAGAAGGTGTTTATTTGATTTATATTACGATACATGATGATAGTATTGAAGGTACGCTGAAAGACATGACGGTGTGCGTAGAGGAGGACGGAGATGCCGCAGCTGTTTCTCATCGCGTACAAGAGAAAGCGAATGAGCTATTCACAAGTTGGAATATAAAACGTATGGAGGTAATGCCGGATGAATAACGTAATGGTATTGTTAATTGGTGCGATCATGATGGTCGTTGCTATGGTTTGCGCGAATAGTGTAGAGATGTTCCGTGCAACCGTATGTGTTTCCCTGATTCTCATTAACATGCTCCTGATTTTCTTCGTTTCTGCCATTGTAAAAATCGGAATTGAGGTAGACGATGACGATGAAACACTCAAGTGATGAGCTAAGGGAATTACAGGCACTTCCCCTTGATGACAAAATTACACTGACAAAGCTGAGAATCACTGAATGGTACAATCATTACAATGGCAATGTCTACGTGTCATTCAGCGGTGGCAAGGACTCCTCTGTACTGATGGATATTGCGCGCGAGATGTTTCCTGACATCAAAGGGGTATTCGTAGACACTGGTTTGGAGTTCCCCGAGGTTAAAGATCATGTGAAGTCATTTGACAATATTGTTATCATTCGTCCAGAGAAATCTTTTCTTCAGGTAATTCAAGACGAAGGATGGGTATATCCTTCAAAAGAGGTTGCAATGACTATTTACTATGGGCGCAAGGGTTCCCAATGGGCAATCAATGTATTTCATGGGCTCGATAAAGAGGGACACAGCAACCCTTGGTGTAAGAATAAGATGAAATGGGCATGGCTGGTAGATTCGCCAATTAAAATCAGTCCATATTGTTGCACTGTTATGAAAAAGAAGCCCGGTCATAAATACATGAAACAAACAGGGACAAAGCCAATGTTAGCAACTATGGCGTGTGAATCTAGACTTAGGCATAACGCATGGATTCGACATGGCTGCAATGCGTTTGACGCTAAAGACCCATCGTCTAAGCCCATGAGCTTTTGGACAGAACAAGATGTATTGGAATACATTGTTACTCGTCATGTGAAGATTCCTAGTGTTTATGGCGACATTGTAAAGGATAAGAACGGGAAATATGCCACAACAGGAGAGGACAGGACGGGATGTGTGTTTTGCCCGATTGGTTGCCACTTAGAAAAGGGTGATAGACGTAGGTTTGTCCGATTGTCTAAAACACATCCTATGTTGTACAAGTATTGCATGGACAAGCTGGGAATGAAGGAATTGCTTGATACGATTCAAGAACATACAGGATGTGAAAAGCTCTATGTATGACAACATTAGTTGTTTTGCAGATTGTGGCAGCGAGTGCCTTGTGATGCGCGTACCGTATGACATAGCAGCTACAATGATAGAAAATATGCCCGATTCTGACTCTAAAGACGAGCTTATTCAACGTGCAATGATAGCATCTAGGCGTTCAAAGCTATTAAAATCCGCTCTTGATAAAAAAATCAAGAAAAAATAAAAAAAATTTTGCGTTTTACCGAACAATTACCCCCATTTTTCGACATTATATATAGAGGGGTAATTTAATTACACTCTGGACACGGTTTGCCCCCTTGCCGTGTCCTTTTATTATGTCCAAAGAGGGGCATAGGTGGGCGTTACTTTCTCCCACCACCTAACGGCAAGAGCAAGGTTAACGTCTTGTGATTGCAACATTGGACACACAGAAAGGAAATTGAAATGAATGAGAATTTTGGCGTGGTTGCCCATGTAGAATCCTACGGTGTCACGGTAACACTCTATGGAACGATTGGTTATATCTATGTGAATGCAAGGGATGTTGCAGACTGGATTGACCATCGTCTTGGTCGTAGTGAAGTCATGCTTGAAAAGACGGGAATCATTCCGTTGCGCATTGAAAACGAACCTTACATTACAATTGTAGATGCGTTTAAACTTGTTGCACCATACTTCCCTAGAGGAAACGGTAGACGATTCATGGACGCCATCCTGAAACACATTGGGCGTATCCAAGATCGTGACATGATTGAAAACAATGATGTCGAGGATAAGGATGTAACGTATTCCATGAATGACCTTGCAGACATTGTATGGAATCGTTTCAGCATGGGACAGAACAAGCTGTCACGATGGTTAGTTAATCATGGGTATATCTATCGCACGCCTGAGAATAAGTACATGCCATATCAACGGTACATTGACAAAGGATGGTTCCTTGTTCATCCAAAGAATAACGACAGGAGCTATACGGAAGTCACGTACAAAGGCAAAGAATATATTGTAAATCTTCTGGAACGTCATTGAGTAATATTTTATTTTTATGGGGATGTGTCCAATTAAACCATCCCCACCATTATAAATAGACATAAAACTGTACTGGAAGATAACTCAGTGCAGAGGATTGTCAGTCCGCTGAGAATATCCCTGTTAAGAGAAATGGATGATATAGACGATAGCCTGTACCATTCATTAGTTGACGTAAGCGATTATGCCGATGAGAGTTCAAAGAGCTTATCTTGTTGGGATATGTGTGAATCATGTCGAGTGTAGTGTCCGTCCCTTCCGGCCTGTGCAAGCACCAATACGGTCGCCTATGAAATCATGTGTCTGGGTTCACATGGTCTAACCATAGGTATAAACCCAATCAAACAGGTATTGCAGTGACGCTGTTTAACCGCAGCTATAACGGAAGTAGATAGGTAGAGTAGTTCAATCTGCATAATATTGGTTAGAAAAAGCATATCATTTCTGAATGATGAATGAAAGATGCAGGTCATAGTCCTGTCGAGTCATAGGGGAGTTAGCTCCTAGTGCAAGAAGCGCGAAAGTTGCTAGTCGTTGCTCAGACTTGTATTGCTCGTAACACAATAACACAGAACATGAGGACATAAAGGGAAACCTTATTTTCCAGTGTAGTTTTATGTTTATTTGTTTATACCGGCGAGTCGGGGTAGCTCCCCATTGACAGGTTTTACCATTCCTTCCCTGTCGCTCGCCGTTATTTTATAGCAAAAGCAAGGTTAACGTCTTGTGATTGTTGTCGAGAATAAGGAATGTTTCTTTGAAAGGTATGGTGTTATATGGAAAACAATGTATTACAGGTTTTTAACAATCCAGAGTTCGGCAAGGTTCGCACTGTTATTATCAACAATGAGCCTTGGTTCGTTGGGAAAGATGTAGCGGATATTCTCGGATACAAGAACCCAAATGAAGCTGTTCATGACCATGTTGATTGCGAGGATAAATTCCTTAGGTCGGAGCGTGGTAGCGAAATGCTAAAACTCTTTAGTTCGGTAAAGGAAATGCAGAATAAACTTGGGCGTCAGGATAATTGGTTTATCAGTGAGTCCGGTGTATATGCCCTGATTTTTGGCAGTAAACTCCCTACAGCCAAGAAGTTCAAACATTGGGTTACACATGAAGTTCTTCCTGACATTCGTAAACATGGCCTGTATGCAAAGCAGAGTGTCATTGACATGATGCTTAATGATCCTGATTCCTGCATCAAATTACTCACGGAGTACAAGAAAGAAAAGCAGGAGAAAGAACGCTTACAGGCAGAGCTGGACTACAGCAAAGAATGGTATTCCATTAAGCGCGTTGCAAAACTCAATGATATTTCATGGAAAAGCATTTCGTGGCGCAAACTCAAACAGGCATCGGCTGACATTGGGATTGGTGTAAAGAAAATCTTCGATGCAAACTATGGAGAAGTCAATACATACCATGTTAAGGCATGGGAAGTCGCTTATCCTGAACTGGAACTTTGATTGACACACATGGGGTCGGTAAAATGCCGACTCCTTTTTCATGTCTTTTTAGCTCGTCCGCGACAATGCGGAATCGAGTCTCTGGAGTCGTTTGTTGGCGGCTCCTGTTTTCATACCGTAGTAGCTCAATGTGTTAAGGTATTATGCCATGACGTAAAGACCTTCACAACGGCTAGAGCAAGGAAAGTACATACCGAGGTGTTTCTAGCGCATCTTGTTCCTTTATGGTGGTTCAAATCCATCCTACGGTTTCATCATGCTACCATAGTTCAATAAGCAGAACAATGGCCTTGTACACCATGGACGCGGGTGCAATTCCTGCTGGTAGCTCCATTTGATTTTTTGCTTGAGTCACCGTGAACTCCAGATGCCCTATAATAGAGTACACTGGACTTGGCTGAATAGCCGCGATTCACGACACTCAGGCTTTTCCATTTTTTAGAATAACACATTGAAAGGTATCAATATATGGATGACTATTTTGTACCAACGGACGAACAAGAGACGGTAATTCAGTTTGACCGTAATGGCACGGTATGCCATGTCTACACAACAGACTCTACGGTGATGACAAAATTGGACAAGATTCACAAGAGAGTTAAGCAGGACTACGTCAACGGAAAACCTATTGCGGCGTACTATGAGTTTGATAAGAAGCTATTGTCGTTCCGAACTAAACGAGTAAGTAGGAAGTATACCGAGGATGAACGAAAAAAAGCATCTGACAGAATGAAAAACTACAATAGGAAAATCAAAAAGACTTGATTATTTCCATCTGTGTCGTCTAGCTAGACGATACACTCATTGTTTCTCCGTTGACGCATATAGTTTATCCTACAGGAAAAACAAGGGGGAAATTTTATGTCAAATAAGCATCCAACGCCACCGCCACCAAGAATCAATCGGGCAGATCATCCTCATTTTGAAGCTGCGGGCATGACATTGGTTGAACAGTACAATCTGACAAATATTGTCCGTGAAAAGCGTATGCAGGGCATGAGTTACCGTGAATTGACGGACTATATCAATAACACGCCTGGACTCATCCCGAATAACTATAAGATTTCACACAATTCTATTGCGCGTTACTGTAGAGACCACGGTCTTGGCGGCGATGTCTCCGAGGAGTCCACGGATGAAGCTGTGAATGTCTATAGAGAGAATTGTAAATCTCTCCATGACATCAATACGGCTCTTGATATTATCTCTGTACAGCTTGACGAGATGAACAAACAGGTTGGCAAAGGTTCTGTCAATGTAAAAGACTTGAGTACCATGATTAACTCATTGGATAAACTCACGCTTCGCCGTCAAACCCTCACGGCATCCATTGGTGAGATACAAGAGAAGGTATATAAGTATGAGACGGTATCTCGTATTATTGGCACGGTAATGGCAAAGGTATCTGTATGGATTACACCAGATCAGTATGAAGAACTCAAAGATATGCTTCGACAAGACCCGATTCTCTGCGAAGCATTACGTGAAGTTGCACCATCAAACATTTAAGGAGTGAACGTTATGTCGATGGAGGAGAAAAATAGGCGTCTGAACCATGTAAAAAAAGGGAAAGACGTTAGACGTACAGTAAAAAACAGAGAGGATAAGAAATGGGCGAAGAAGGAAATTATGCAGTACAAGACACGGTAATCGTTCATGGCAACATCTACATGGATAGCCGTGTATTAGCATGGGATTTACATCTTCGTCATAAAGACATCCTTGAAAAAGTACGTAAATACACAATGGACTCGATTGAGTCTTGCTATAAGGATACACAAGGTAAAAAACGAACCTCATATCTTGTCTCTCGTGATGGATTTGTCCTGATGATGACAAGTATACGCAATAAGTCCAATGAATGCCTACGTGTTCTTCACCGCTACGACATAGCAAAATCCATTACCTGTATCGATAAGGAGTTCACGGCACTTCGTCATGATCTCAATGAAGCCGGTGTGATTCGTCCTTGGGTAAATCCAAGGTATCAGCTTGATAATCTCAAGTCAATCTACAAGGACGTGACTGGTGACGATACACCGAGAGGATTCTATGATTCCATTGGCAATTGGATTGGCGTCGCCATTCCATACAGCAGTCGAATCAACATTACAGTCCGTGATTGGATTTTACAGAACATCCCAATGAAGAAAATCAAGGAGTTTATCCTTGGTGTTCAGTCACATACCATTGTTAGGAGCGAAAGAGGTTCCTGGGTTCACTTGGGTGGATTCGACAGCAACACCGTAGAGTGGAATAAGATCGTCAAGGAATTTCATGGAAAATGTGCATATTGTGGCAAGGAAAAGCCGTTGCTTCCAGAACATCTCATTCCTCAAACGATTCTTAGTAAAGAACACCCAGAGCTTGTCGATAGGATTCAAAATATCGTCCCTAGCTGCTCTGATTGTAATCATAGCAAACTACGGCATGACTGGGAAGAATGGTACAGGGCACAGGATTTCTATACAGATACAAGATACTCTGCAATCAAAAGACATATTAATAAGTATAAGTTATAAAGGGAGGTGCTAGAGATTGCCTAAGAATGACATCATGAAGGAAATCTTTGGCGAATCCCTTAGACGCAAAGGGGAAAAAGAGTCGCCCAAGGATAGAGCAGCACATGACTTCCAGTTCTTCTGTGAATATTACCTGAGTGATTACTTTAGCTCCCCGTGGAGTGAAGCCTTTCATAAATGGCTCATCCATAAATACGAAGACATTATCTTCAACCATCGAGATGAACAGAACAAGGTCTGCGTTTCATCTCCTCGTGGACATGCAAAGTCAACCTTGACTTCCTTTGCGTTTGTCCTTTGGTGTGCATTGTATGGCTACAAGAAATTCATTGTCATCATCTCTGCGACAGCCATTGTTGCCAAACAGTTCATCTTGAATATCCGTGATGCGATTGAATTTAACCCATTGATTAAACGTGACTTCGGTATGATTAAGAATGACTCTCTGTGGAACTCACAAGAGTTACTTCTTCGTACTGGTGTCTATATCATCTGTAAAGGTGCCAATGCACAGTTACGCGGACTTCAATTCGGCGGAACAAGGCCTGATTTAGCACTGCTTGATGATATGGAATCTCAAGAGGAAGTTGATAGTCCAACTCAGGTTGATGCATTAGAGCACTGGTTGACAGCAGATGTTATTCCAATGCTTTCCGTTGATGGTGATGCGATTTTCATCGGAACAGTGCTCAGTTATAATTCTGTTCTGTGGCGTTTATTGACAGAAGCACGGTTTGCATCGTGGGAGCGCAAGAGATTCCAGGCAGTCATTGAGTTTTCGCCAAGTGAGCTTTGGGCAACATGGGAAAGCATTATGACAGACCTGTCTCGTGGAGATAACTCTTATCGAGACGCAAAGCAATTCTACTATGACCATAAGGAAGAAATGCTGAAAGACACAAAGGTACTATGGCCTGACCAACGAAAAGACCAATACTTGTATCTCATGGAAAAACGTCTGGAATCCGAGGAGTCGTTTGCAAGCGAATATCAGAACGACCCAATGACCGAAAACCTTCGTATTTTCAAAACAGAATGGCTAGAGAATAACTTCTATGAAAAACCGCCTGACATCAAGGAAATCAACATTGCATTAGACCCTGCTATCAGTACGAAACGCAGTGCGGATTACTCTGTTATCCTTGTACTTGCTCGTGGCATGGACAATTACTTCTATGTCCTTGAATGTGACGCGAAAAAGAGAAGCGGCGATAAACTCATAGAGGATGCAAAGAACATCATTGCTGAATACTATAAGTATCGTCCGAAGATCGTATGTGAAACCAACCAGTTCCAGGCGTTCTTCTCAACGACATTGCAGAAAGACCTGATAGACTCTGGTATTTACCTTGAATGGATTGATGTTATGCACATGGGTAAAGACAGGAAAGCAACGAGAATCGAAAGTCTTTCACCGCATATTCGTCAAGGTCATATCAAATTCAAGAAAGACCAAACGTTATTACTATATCAGCTTCGTATGTATCCTAGAACACACGATGATTGCCCTGACGCATTACATATGGCACTACAGCCTATGCTTGAGTCATCTGTTGCTAAATTCTCGTTTGGCAGCTTTGGAGGCAATGTAACGCATAATAATGGTTCAAGATTTACTATGAAACAACTAGGTGAAACTTTACAGAAGTTAGGGGGTGAAACTAACGAATAAACTACAGAAATTCTTAGCATCCAAGATTCCTGCCATGAAACTTCTTTGGACTGACCGTTATGGCATGAATATCCCGAACGGGAAGCAGACAAGGAAAATGGTGCTTCCACCTCCTGATAAGCGTAGACTTCGTAATCTTTCTCGTGAACCTGTTGTACGGAAAGCCATGAATATCATCAGCGATGCCGTGTCATCTATGCCGTACACGATTGATGTCATTGCTCCTGGACGTAGGAAATACACCAAAGAGATTGCCGTGATTCAGAATGTGATTGAACATCCGAATATCATTGATAGTCGGCGCAGTTTTACAAAGAGAATCATGGATGATGCACTGGTATTAGATGCGATGGTCGTTGAATCTGTCAAGTCATCTGATGGGAATCATCCAGTATATCTGTATCCTGTTGACGCAGGAACGATCAAGCTGCTTGAGCCTTGGGATTACACAAATCCGCATGGATTCCGCTATGTACAGAGTCAGGGAGATGGCGTAAAGAAGTTCACGGCAGACAATATCTTCTACGGAACACGACAGAACTTCACAGACACGCACTATGGCTGTTCTCCTGTGCGATATGCATACAAATATATCAGTGACTATATTGAAGCGTGTGCAAGAGCCAATGACATTGCAACAAATACAACTTCATCGTTCCTCATTGGACTTCGCAATGCAAAGCCAGAGGAAATCGATAAGTTCCGTGACTACATGAACAATGAGATTGAAGGAACTGGACATATCCCGATTGTTGGCAGCACAGAGATTGACTCTCGTCAGATTCGTAGTATCAACAAGGATAACCTTGGTATTGACTGGATTGACAGACTCACGAAGATTATTGCTATGTCATTCAGTATTCCACCAGAAGAACTTGGTATCACGATTCAGAACGATAGAAGCACAGAAGATGATCGTGATAATTCCATGACCGAAGGTGCGATTAAACCATACGCTTATCTTCTTGAAGATTTGTATAATAACTATGTCATTGCAAAGATGGGACTTGGTGGCATATTGCGTTTCCGTTTTATCCATGAGGATAGCGAGAACCAAAAGACAGCAAAGAGTACACGTCTTGTCAATGAATACAAGGCTGATCTTATTACAGAGAATGAGTTCCGCGCTCTCTCTGGATATGAGGAAAGCACTTCTAAGTACGCCAATATGACGCACGTTGAAAAGACAGCGAATATCAATGTTGACCTTGGCTTGGCAAATGGCGGCGGCTTCAATGGCGTTGGCGATTTGAAGGATAATACAAAGGATGATACTGGTTCAGATAAGGACGGTGATAGTGGTTGAACAAGAAAGAATTGATGAGGAGTTCCATGACAAACATCACAATGTCCTCGGAACTCGGTAAGATGGTTATTAAAGGATGCATTGCAAAAATTGATAAGGCATCGACGGGTGCGCCGTGCGGTTCAGATGGGAAGCTCGTAGTGTTTACGTCGGAATCTATTAAGAAATGCGCGGATTCGTTTGTTGGTATGCCGTTGAATTGTACGTATCCAGAAGGTTTCTTTGCAGATGGCACTGATTTATTTACGGGACATGGCGAGACAAACATTGGTTATATCCGTAGTGTTGAAGCAAAAGATGACAACCTGATGGCAGAAATGGTCATTTGGAAGGACAAGTTCCCAGAAGAAGCATTCATGATTGTAAATGGTGCAGATTCGCTTGGTTTTAGTGCTGAGTGGTATCCGACGAATACACATGAAGATGACACTACGATTTTCATGGATGAGTTCCAGGGCGCAGGATGTGCAATCCTTTGGAAGAACTGTGCAGCATTTAGTGATACATTTATTGAAACCCTTGCAGCAAGCATGGAGAAAAAGAATAGGAGTGATAAGAAGATGAATGAACAGGAAAAGAAAGAAATCATCGATAGCATTATGGCAGGTCTTGACGAGAAACTGAAAGACTATGAGAAGAAGATTGAAGAAATCAAGGCATCTGTTGACAATGTTAAGGGTGAAGTTGAGGAGTCTATCAAGGCATCCATTGAGGAGATTAAGGCAGATGTAGAAAAGGCAAAGGATACGGTTGAGGCTTCTAAGGAAGTTCCTGCTCCTGAGACGCAGAAGATTGCACCGAATCCGTTTGAAGCAAACAAAGAGGAGACAAAGGAAGAAAAGATTGAGAAGATCAATGCTTCTGACATGTCTCTCGCTGAGAAGCTTCGTGAGATTACCAAGGTTCGTTACGGTAAGTGATTTTTGACTAACAGATAAGACTGTTGCATTTGCAATGGTCTTTTTTTTATTGGAAAGGATGATGTGAATAATGAGTAATGGTGTACTTTATAGTGCGTCTATCGCAACTACAGACAAAGGTCAGCCGATTAAGGCTGCATCGAACCCGATTAGTGTTTACAATGAAGACCATATGCTGGTCGTTGGGGACTACGACAAGGTTCTCCATGACTATCTGAAGCGTGACTTTGCTCTCGCCGTCAAGGTTAACAGTGTCCGTGCATCTGGCTATCCGCATGTATGGAATGAGCAGAAGGGTCTCCCTGCAAATACCAAGGCTGTTGACCCGAAAGTTGGCTTTGGCACGACAGATGCTCCGTCTTATCGTCCGAAGACGCTCTCCGCGGAGTACAAGCGCGATAACTGGAAGACGGCATTTGCTCGTTGCTATGCTACGGGTATCCGCTATGATTTCTTCACGCGCAACATGGAGAACAACTACGGTACGTTCGAGAATCTGACCGAGAAGGACTACGACGACATGTTCGTTGACTTTACGAAGACTACGTGCAACGACTTCTGGAATGGCGCAACGAAGTTTGATGCAACGGATGCGTTCACGTACTACGGTGTTATCGCTCAGGTTTCTGCAAACAAGGACAATGTAACGGCCATTGCTGATGGCACGAAGATTGCCGATGCACTCAACACGAAGATTGCAAATCTCATGGCACGCCTTGATTATGCAGGTTACCCGAATGTCATTGCAATGAACCCTGCAACGTATGACATCCTCATCAAGGAGGAAGCAGAGCGTTCCCTGTACCAGCGTGACATCACGACGGAAATTGTTCCGGGCGTCAAGGTTCCTGCCTTCTTCACGCCGATGGGCAAGCTCCCGATTGTCCTTACGCCGTTCATCAAGCCGACGGTCAACTCCGAAGCGGGCACGACTGTACATCAGATTGTTGCTCTTAACACTGCAATGATTGACCGCGTATGGCTCTTCAATGATGGCCCGAAGGTCTATGAGATTGCAAACCCTGACACGCCGCTTGCAAATGACCGTCTCCTCACAGATAAGTTCGTACTTGACTTCGCCAACTACATTGTTCATGGTGTTGACACGGGTATGCACTTCATCCTCACGAAAACGGTGAAGAACTGAGATAACTAAGTAAAATAGTCGCTTGGTATTACCCAACAAATAAACAAATAAGCGGCTTTTATCGAGGAGGTAGTTAAATGGCAAGAACAGCAAAAACAGTAACAACGGCGAAACCAGCGGAAGCAGTAGAGAAACCAGTGGAGTACGAAGTATGTGACGCCATGAAATCTCATGGTTCTATCATGCTTGGTACGCACTTTATCCCGATTGTTGATGGCAAGGTTAAAATCAGTGCCAAGACGAAGGAAATCTTCGAGAAGAGCGGGTTCCTGAAATGAGAACATACTTGACTGAGGACGAGATTCCTGCTTATTGTGGGCTTATCAGTGGCGTCAAAATGGAACACATTGAAGCGGCTACAACACTCATTGATGCGTACAAGGGACGTTCGTTTTTCCCAATGGAGCATACCGAACGTGTTGAATTGAAGCATAATCGTGTAGACCATGAGTTTCGGGGAAAGCTCAAGCATTTCCCGCGTGTTTCCATTGAAAAAATCACGGCAAAGACACATAGTTACTTTGGTAATGACGTATTAACACTCGATGCAAGCACACTTGACTTTGACGATGATGAATCCTTGTATTTCACCTTTGAATTTCCTCAGTCGTTTATGTTCCGTAAACCTCCAAAGACTATCAAGGTGACATATACAAGCGGATATAGTGAAATTCCTGAGTCTGTCAAGAGAGCGTGTGGAATCCTTGCTTGTAATATCAAGCAGATGGGTGGCACATTACGATGGAAAAGCCGTGATGACTATGATGTTAAAGTAACACTCAGTGACAGCGGTGTCTTTTCTCCTGAGATTGAGGATATATTGCGAGGTGTAGAGATTCAATGAATGTATTAGCTTACTATACTGACCGAATGGAACCATTGACATCGGAAAAAGGGATAACGGAACAAGCACTGGTATTGCGTAGAGGTAAGACAATGAGTCCACGGACAATTGCAGATGGTAGAGTAATGCTTGTAGACCTTGGAACTCAATTCGTTGGCGGTGACATTCTGAAACGTCAGAATGGTGAGCAATACTTTATTATCTCGAAACAGCAAAGTTCAGACTGTGTACAGATGCAAGGAAAACGAGTCAATGCGTATATTACGATTCGTACATTGGCGGACAAATATGTAAACCATAAAAAAGTTGGGACAGAAGAAAAGACTATTGCAGAGAATTGCCCAACGTATTACCAAGATGTGTCGGCAGCAATGCACACGTATGACGCAGGACTCCTCCCAAAGACTGTAAAGAAAATTATCATTCACAATTCCGTGCCTGTGAAATTGCTTGACCGTGTTTCTTTTGGTGAACGGGATTATCAAATTGACAATATTGATACGGCAAAGTATGTCGGACTGTATGAACTACAGTTATCAGAGGATACGAGACAATGAGTAACATGGCAAAGTCCGTGGAGACATGGGCAAAGAAGAACATGGCAGATATTGAACGGGAATGGGGAAAATCGACCATTGATGGCGAAGCAGAGATTAAATTTGAAATTGTAGATGACAGCCCCAATGAAATTACTGGACGATTCACTGCCAGTGGACAGAAAATGTGGATGAATGAGTACGGTTCTGGCTCGAAACTTGACCGAAGCAATCCATTTTTATCACAATACACAAGTTCTTCGGTATTCAATAAAGAACGACTGAATGAAACTGGTGATTTCAAATATGCGATCCGTACAAGGCCAAGTGGTCACTTTTACCAGGACTTAGATGGAAATAACCACCGTGGTTCTGGCATTGGTATGCCGCATGGACTCAGACTGGAAAGTAAGAGCACCTTCGGGAATCTTGCTGTGGATGCTCACGAGCCAAAGCATACAATACAGGAAACTCTTACGGGAAACACCGCATACAACGAACAATTCAGACAGGATTTACTGAGTTCCTTTGGAGCGACTGTAAAAGAATCCATTGCAAAGGTGGTGCATGAGAAATGAACGCCTTTGAATACGGTAATGAGCTTTGGAATCTATTTACGAACGATGAAACTCTGGTTCAAGCACTGAATGTCGATGTGAATGATGAATCTTCTTATTCTAAACACTATCGACAAGACGATGTTGCACCAGAGTTATTTTCTGTAGAAAATCTACCGTTTATTGCGTTTTATTTTGCAGACGCAACTTCTACAGTGAACGATTATTTGAACCTTGGACTTCTTCGTATTGACATCTACACATCTTATAGAGATGACGTAGAGCCAATCCGTAAACGAATCGTAGAAATCGTCCATGAGAATTTTGATGAACGTATCCGCGCAGAAGGACAAAGAAGTTCAGGGATTACGAATGTATATAAATATAGACTGGAGTTTACTCCATTGATTTTCACATGAGAAAGGATGATGTGTAAATGGCAGCTAAAGACCTTTTGAATAAGGGACTGCTCCTGCATGGTATTGGTGCAGGTGTACTGAAAAGTGTCACGAATAAGATTGCTGAGATGACTACTTCGCAGAGCATGAAGATGGACATTACGGCTACGACAGAGGATGTCTATGGTGGTGACGGTCTGTTCCCGCTCTATACGTACATTTCCAAGAAGGAAGGTAACGTAGAGATTACGAATGCGGAGTTCAAGCTCTCCCAGGTACAGATCGCACAGGGTACGAAGATTACGACGGGTGGCAAGCGTAACTACCGTGTTCTCCTCACAAAGGCTTCTAAGAACCTCATTGATGGTGCATCGCTGACTGGCGTTGAGACCATTGCAGTTATCGACCCTGATGGCAACGATGCATCTAAGAATGTCACTGTCACGGAGACTGGTGGTGTAACGTTTGGTGAAGGTGCCGCAGAGGGCGAGTATGCTGTATGGTTCAAGGCAACGGATGCCAACAGTGTTCGTGCTGAGATGCTCAAGAATGCAATGCCGGAAGTCGCAACGTTCAACTGGATGTTTACCACGGAGGATTCCGAGGGCAACAAGTATCAGATTGATATTTATGCTCGCCGTGTCCGTGCTGATGGCGAACTCAAGATTGAGACGGAGCGTGACAAGGCAACGGCACCGTCGCTCAAGATTAAGATTCTTGACCCGGGCGATGGTCATGACGATTTCGCTGTTGTAACGGTAACACCGCTTGCAGCCTGATTGATTTGACGGTTTAACCTTGGAGCTAGCTTCGGTTAGCTCTTTGTTTAAGCTATCAAATACCAAGGAGGTATATTTATGGACAACAATAAAAATGACGATAATGTAATTGGACTCTATGAGATTGTTCGTGATAGATACGGAAAGAAACATAAGGTATACAGTGCTCGATTCAAGGATTTACATACGATTATGAACTTCACGCAGCACTATAGCCCTGATTCCTTTGGTTTATACATGCTTGCCCCTGTCATCGACAAGGATGGCGAAGTAGACATGGATGCAGAAGGTAACATCAATTATGACAATGGATTCTATGATGATCTCATGGAAATGATTGAGATGGCATTAGACCATCGTGAAACTCGCGAACAGATTGAAGAATGGCTCGATATTGAGGTCGCAAGGAATATCATCATGGTATATCTTCGTGTCTCTCAATTTAAAAAAAACAGTCCGTTAAATCTGGCGAAGAAACTCACTGGAGAAATCTAATCGCAAGTCTTGTACAGAACACGAGTCTTACCATCAGTGACATTGAAAATCTTCGGATAAATGAAATGGAAGATTTACTGGAAGGTATTAACGAGAACAGTGAGTCCCTTCGTAAGCAATACGAAGGTGGTGGCACAACAGAGCAGCTAGAGGGTGATGATGCAATCCGCGCACTCCTTGGAAAATAATGATAATTATGATATACTATTATTATGAAAGGAGTGGTTTATATGAAAAGGATTCTCATTGTCTTATTGTCAATGTTGCTCATGTCATCTGTTTGTTTTGCAGAGGACAACACCCTAAACGCAAAAGAACAATACGCATATGATTGCGTGGATCAAGTCATTTTTAATGAACCAGATAGCGTGCGTTTCCGTTCTGTGAATGGGCCATTCGGTGAAAACCTCTATGTTATCGTTGTATCTTTTCGTAACCAACTCGGTGGAACATCCATGCAAATGATGTTTTACAGAGATAAGCGTTTACAGGATGTCATAGAAACCGACGCATATGACCCGTGCGACCCAGACGTTGACCTTAAAAAACTAAATCGTGTCTGGAGAATCAATCACCAAGATGAATAACTGATATAACAAAGGGGTATCGTGGTAAAACATGGTATCCCTTATTTTTTTATGTCAAATTGGAGGGATAAAATGGCAGACAAACAACAGTTGGTATATGAAATCAATATCATTGCCAATGGCACGGATAAAATTGAGGGTGTCAAGAAATCCCTCGAAAGTGCAAAGAATTTCGTTGATAAACTGAATAATTCCAATGTAAATATTGGTGTTAATGATAACTTCAAATCAAACCTTCACACGATCAGTGAGGATTTGCGTGAGGTTAAGCGTGGCATTGAGTTGCTGAACAAGGGCGCATCCATTAAAGTTAATGGTGTAGAGCAGACAGAGCAGTCTTTACGTTCCCTTGAAAAGACTCTGGAAGATACCCTGAAAAATATCAAGGCAAGCTCTTTCAATAACCTTGTTCAGGACATGACGAAGATGCAGGAAGCTGCTATTAAAGACAATGAAGCTATTGATAAATTACTCAAGAAGTACGAGCAGTTAACACGCACTCTTTCGATTGCCCAGAGTAACAATAAGCTCATTCCTGAATCTACATGGTATAACCGCAGAAATGCGTTGGATGAGGTCATTACAAAGCTCAGAGAATATGGTATTGCTCGTGACAATGTTTACAATAGTGAGAACTACTCGACATATAAGTGGAGTACTCAGGCTGCTATTGATGAGTTAAAACGTCGTGCAGAACTTGAGACACAAATCGAAAGGATCATTGATAGACAGACTCTTGCTATGGAACGTGGACAGCAGGTCAAGAGAGCAGACTTTGAGTTATCAATGAAACAGTTCAATCAACTCCTTGCTGAATATCAGAAAATCGGCGGAGCAAAGACATTCACGTCTCCATTCAGCTCATTCAACAATTCCGAAGCACAAAACAAGGCTGTTATGCAGAAGAACCTTGAAGCATGGTCAACTGGACTCAGGACGTATTCCCAGGAATTATCACGGTTGATGGCATTGCAGGAGCAGATGTATATCGTCTGGAGACACGATGGCTCACAGGAAGCAAGGCAAAACCTTGATAAACTTGCTACTACCATTGCAAAGGTAAGGGCAGAACAAGAAGCCTATCAGAGAAGTATGAACACAACAAAGAATCCTGCACCAACTACACCTTCTGTACAGCCAGTTGATCCAACTGGTAAATGGGCAGAGGGTATCCAATCGTATACAAGGGAACTTCGTAGACTTGAAGATGTTCAACAGAGAGTCTATGCCCTCTGGAAAAGCGATCCTACTGCTGCAAATAAGGCCGCACTGGATAACGTTAAAGCGAGCCTTGCAGCTGTACGGAAAGAGTATGAGGCTTTCCAGAAAGACGTGAACAACACTGAACCTTCAAAAAAGTTTGCGTCGTTTGAACAGAAATTGCGTAGTCATCTGTATTGGATTACCGCAGGTTCATTGCTTGGTGCGGCTTTTGCAGTTCCAACGGAAACATTCAATTCTCTTGTTAAACTCGATGAGGAAATGCATAACTTGGCAACGGTCATGCCGCAGCTTGAAGGTAAATCGTCTGAAGCCATTGAGAAATACCAAGAGGAGCAACGAGCACTCATTAACACGGCAAGCGCATACGGTGAGTCTGTAAAGGATGTTATGGAATCTGCAAGACTTTGGGGACGTATGTACAAAGACCAAGCAACGGTCAATACATTGGTTTCTCAATCAGCAAAACTGGCTGTTGCCGATAACTTCTCTATGGCAGAGTCCACAAAGGCCGTAGAAGCAGCTATGTTCCAGTACGGACTTGTTGCAAAGAACAGTGCAGAAGCATTGGCATATTCCAATAAGATTGTCGATGTATATACCAAGTTATCTCACAATGCAGGTGTCTCTGCTCAAGACCTTGCAGCTGGCGTAGAACGCTCTGGTTCGGTCGCTAAACAGGCAGGAATCTCCTTCGAGTTCCTTAATGCACTCATTGCTCAAGGTACTCGTGCAACGGCATTGAGTGGTTCGGAAATTGGTAATATGCTCAAGACAATGCTTGCATCGTTCAATAGCGATAAGGCTGTAAAGGAACTCAATAAGCTCGGCATTGCAACCACAGAGGTTGTCAATGGTGTCACCAAAGTTCGCTCTGCACAGGCTGTCTTAATGGATGTTGCTGTTGCTGCCCAAGGGACAAACAAAAACCTGAAAGACCTCTGGATTCAAATGAGTGGCGGTAGACCTAAACTTGCCGCATAATATAGAAATATATTATTAGTATGCTTTAATAACGGTTAAACTCCTAATGACAGGACAAGACCGTGGTAAAACCTATATAGGGAACCGTAGAGACTACAAATAGCCTCCCTAACGTAAAGTCGAGGGATGAATGTATAGTCCGAACTCACGATATAGTCATGAAATAAAACGTGAGAGTACGGCAGAAATGACCGTACCCGTAATGATAAGCTATGGCTTATTTTTTATGAGTAACAAATTGAAGTTTCAATGGGCAAAAGCAGCAGCAATGTTCAGTAACTATCAGGAAATCATCAAGAACTGGGGCCTTGCTGTCAATTCCATGGGATTCACGGATAACCAGGTGAAAAACCAGATGGATTCCCTGTCTCGTCGCATTAATAAACTCAAGGCCGACTTGACTGGTATGGTTGCACAAGGTGGCAACAGTGGCCTTACCGAATGGCTCAAGGAATGCGTTACGGAATTAGATAATCTGGCACATTACCTGTCTACGGTCAGTACATCCACATACAGTTTCCTTGGTAGCATGGTGAAATTAGCTGCTATCATGTACGCTGTAAACAGAGCTATGAGAATGGTTCGTACATCGTTAAACATGATTACAGCAAGTGGTGCAACAGCGACAATCAGTAACATGTCAACAGCCTTTGCTGCTGCAACAACAGCAGCAGGGGGACTGAAAGCCGCTATCATTTCACTAAAGAACAGTATTAGTTTACTGAAAGCCACCGCAACATTCGGTGTCTCTCTTGCACTTGACCTTGGTCTTGAAGCACTCACAAGCAACATCAATGAGAGTACAAATGCCGTACAGAAACAGACCGAAGCAATCCAGGATAGCGTGGCAGTGAAGCGCCAAGAGATTGAAATGTACACACAGCAGGAGGAGTTTCTTGATGCACTCTTTACTGCTCACCAGAAGCTCACGGCAGAGATTGAGAGTTCCACGGTCAGCGACGAGAAGAAGAAGAAACTCCTTGAGGATCGTATCGAAACAGAGAACCAAATGGCACAGGTTGTCGGATGGTCTGCTGTACAACAGATGCAAGCGGATAACTGGACAGATGATTCTACAAAGAAGGTGCGGGACAACTATAAGAAAGCAACGGATGACAAGAAAAGGGCATTGGCTGAATTTATTTCGGCAAAACAGCAAGAGGCTCTGAATAACTGGCAGAACGCACAGGATAACCTCAATACCTGGAAACAAGAGACATATGAGTTCTGCAATGGTATTAGTGATAGAATTAAGGCACTCGGCGATTGGGCAAATGCATATACTGCCTTTTATCAAATGAAAGAACAGTTCGACCAAGCACAGGCTAATAGCTATACGAAGCAAGCAGATGAACTGCAAAGCAAAATTGACGAGATGAATGACAGATACAATGACCCAGACTACCATATGTCAAACGCAGAGGTTGTACAGTATCGTAATTTAACACAAAGAGTTGCAGAAATGCGCAAAAATGCAGAAAATGCACAAGAGGATGTTAAGGGCGACAGGTATATGGAAGCATACCATGCAGGATACGATAAAATCATAGCGGCGGCTGATAAAGCCACACAGGAAGCATCGAATCTTGCCAGTGGACTTAATACAAGTGCCCCTGTTGTTAATGACCCTAATGACTTCTTGCAAAAATGGGGTTCCGGTGAAGGTGCTGGTGGCGACGTGTATAATCGTACACCTAGTGAAAGACAAAAGCGCGGTAGTAGTGGCGGTGAACGCACAAAGAAAGACCCAAAAGAGGATTGGCAGTATGGCGACACGACATCACAGATGTTTGCAGAGTTGTCTAAAAAGTTTGAGGCCAACTTTGATACAAGGAATGGCCTTGACATCGCTACATTGTCTGCTATTGTCACGAAATTGACTGGTATTAATACTCTTGAGTTCGATGGTGTGTCTGACCCATTTGGCACTGGTGGACGCAATACATGGGAATCTGGACGTTTGTTTTATGAGAAGATGGCACCATATCTTGCCCAGGGACTCTCTGTGCCAGAAGCACTGGGACACCTTACGCCTGGCATTACGGATCAAGACTGGAAAACATGGTTAAACGATAAAGCATTGTTCCTCCGTAATCACTATGATTACAATAAGAATGACCAAAGATTCAGTGATCCAAATGAGCAAGCAGGTGGACTCTATGACCTTGGTGGCTATAGTGGCTCTGTTTCTGCCGATGGTCAAGCATACATTGGCAATGATTCAGACGAAGCACATCTTTGGGAACTCGCCGTAGATGCCGCTGGTAAAGCACGGAAGGTCAAGAATCCTCTCTGGTATTGGCTCATCATGATGCATGAGTCAGCTCGTGGCAAGCGCGATGCTGCAAAACGGAATCACAACTTTGCTGGTATGGATGGTGGCGAAGATGTAGACGAAGGTAGTGACGATAACTTTACAACAAAACTTGCCAATACAATTGACAACGACTTTGATTCTGAGCCGTCTAGTCCAGAGGAACTTGCTAATGGCATGTATGCCAATGGATATTTCACGGCTAATCCTAATGACTATGCCGCAAGCATGAGAGGTATCATGTCAGAAGGACTCATTGGTCAAGGACAAGGAGCTTCTGGTGATGTCAATGGTATCCAGAGTGGCGGCTACGATGTTGATGATAAGTCTATGTATGGCCTTGACTCTCGATATATCACAATGAGTGGCAGCTGGGATAACATTGAG